CTCAATACAGGGGGGCCATGTGCTAGGCACGTGGCATAAAGCCCCATTATCCTACCCTAAAGACTGATAACTGACCGTAGTGCATCTGGAAATTCTCAGACCCAGCATCCGCATGTTTTACCTGTGCCAGCACATCCGTATAAGTAGTGTGACCAGTGGTATTAATTATTCCAGAAGCGGATACCATATTATCTAAAGTTGCGGCTACTCTTTGAACCGCACAATCATAGCCCGGATAAGTTGCGCCAGCACCATCTATATCATGAGCAATTCTAAACGTCCATATTACTGTATCCGTCCCGGTCTGTGCGAAACTAATGCCCAGATTAACCATGAAGAATCCTTTGTCATATATCCTGATCCTGTCATTAGCAAAATCTGCATCTGATCCCACAGTTCCTGTTACAGTTCCAGTATCATCAGGCCCATTAGCCCCAACTGAATCAGCATTCCAATCTATTGTAACAGTTGAAGCAGTTGCTATTGCTTGGGAAGCTGGTGTTCCAGCAGGGGAATATATAGTCGCATATCCACCCATCCCAGATTCCACGAACTGCCTAACCATCTGGGCTGTAATAGCCCCGGTAGTATTATTCGCAAAGCTAGTTCCTGTTAGAACTGCTCTCGTTTTTCTATCTGCCGTTGGTGTTCCCATTATCCATACTCCACATTAAACGCGCTTCCAAAAGCGCTATCTGTATTTAGAAAATATATAGTCTCTCCGTCCTCAAGCGTTCCACTTGTAACAGTAAAGTAAACGTATCCTTCTGCATCATTGTCTATGAATGCCCCAGCGTCAGTAACTATCTCTTCTACAGTTACAACTAAAACCTGACCTATGGCTCCGCTAGTTTCTCCCTTAATCGTACTCCCAACACGAGGTATCTGAAGATCAAATGCTATACTGTATGCACTATCAAAAACAGAATCTTTCGCGCTACCAAGGGTGTATGGTATTCTGTAATACACTATTGCAGAAGGTAATCCAGTACCGTCATCCCTCTCATATCCATCGAACCTTCGATAGCGTCCACGAATATCGACTTCAAAGTTATCAGCGGCAATACATTCTCCCGGCTCTAGAGAGAGGGCCGGAGTAATAATATTTAATCCACCAGCAAATGGAAAATACTGAGAACCTACAGACGATCTCGCTAACTGTCTAGCTAGACTCACTGAGGAACCACCGTGTAATTAGCCAAATCCTGAACCAACGAGAACCTTCTGTTTCTTTGACCCGGAAGTTGGTCGGCCTCCAGTTTTAATAAAATATCAGTAAACTCAGTAATTGCCCCAGATAAAACTTCCGATGCATCATTCTGCTCTCCATAATAAATCTTAGCCCTAGCAATTATTATCCTCTGAAATCTTACTGGAATTACAGATACATCGGTAGAGTCAGATAGTTCAGTTGGTGTCGCCCAATACTCTGATGAAATAGCAGTCGTGGAGTCAGGAGTTGGATAAATATCCATTACATTATTTGGCTTTACACTAAAAAATTCTGGTACTCCAGTAGCAACTGTGCCATATTTATAATCTTCCCTGTATTGCAACCATGGAACAAATGCCAGTGGTTGATAACCAGCGGCAGTAGGATTATAAACAACAGAATCTGTATTCCATTGAGCAAGATCAGTTGGAGATGTTAACGTAGATACTCCTGCACTTGGAGTAAGTGTCGCCTCTGACCACAAAAAATCCCAGTTAAACCACATACGTTGTACATCTAGATCAGCATCCTTTATATACCTAACAACATCCTTCTCCTCTTCGGGAGTTGGTGTAACAGTAGACGGCCCTGTGCCGGGAATTCCTACATCCCTCGCCATGTCTTGACATAAT